TAGCGGTCAAACTCTGGGTAAGCGCCCACTGGGTTTTCTAGTCGGATACGTGGCAACTTTGCTTCTTCATCCAATTCAATAATGAATGGGAGGAAACCGTATGTAATGTACATGTCTGCGCCGTTGTACATCTGTACTTGCAAATCAGAATGATTGAAGTAATTAGATGCAATACGTGTGCGTGTGTCAGCAAACTTACGAGCACGGTCATTAGCCTGATTTGCAGCAGAACAATTTACTGAAGGCAGTGGTGCCATAACCTCAGATAGGTCACGGGCAACAATGTCAATAAAGTTTGCTACTACGTTAGCATCTACACCCTCTGGAAAAAACTCAGGGTATACCTGTGATATCTGTCCTTTACGTACGGCAAGTACATCTAGTTGCCTTCTATCTCGCTCACTTGAACGAGAACGTAAAGACTCTACTCTCGCAGATATTTGATTTATCGATAGCATTTAAATCCTTATCCGTATGTTTCGGCCCATTGTTCTGAAAAGGCTTCGTCTAGGTTGATTGTGTATCTTTGTGCTGATTGTGCTCTAGTTGTCCATCTGTTAGATGAAAACTTCTGCAAGTGATTTGTTTGTTGCATAAACTCCCGTGCTCTAAGCACAGCAAACCATAGTGCCATAACGCAGTCAGTCTTGCCTCTGCTATTAGGTTTCCAAGTTATCAACTGCTGAGTAAGGGACTTAAGTCCTTCAGAGTCAGTAGTAGATGGTAGTTCAATCATATTATTCTTTTGGAACTTCTCTTCTCGCATGGTTCCAAATAGGGTAGACATAGATGCTACACCGAATGCTGCGTCCCACTTATTTTTGTTAGTAACATGAGATTCAAGTCTTACACCATACATACCAAGCCATTGCCGCAGGTCATCATCTAATGAATATGCTTTTTGATGGGCGTTGATTTCTACTCTAAATTCTTGTGGCTTGTATTTGAGTACAAGTTCTTCTATCGTACTTCTAATCTTTTGTGGGTTCGGTTCACCCATGTTAATGCAATCTAGAACATATATCCTAGAATCTATTCTGTTATAAGTAATTACTACAAAGGCTGCATGAGCCTTATCTCCCATCGCTGGGTCAAATCCAATAATTGTGTAACCCTCTACCGCAGTCGGATGTCCCACTCCGCCTTGGCGCAATGGACCTTTTCTGCGTTGACCGTTGGTACTACCTTGCACCAAAGCGGGTGGGAAGATGGAATCTTCTTCGACATCCTCCTGCTGATATACCAAGGCCCATGTTGATGGTGTTACCTCGCTACGTCTTCTCTTTAATGCTAAGCCATCCCATTTCGGGAAGAGTCCTTCTTCGTCAGGTTCTTCAGAATCCCCATCCCAAGGAAGGTCCGACTTAGGCCAGAGCGTCTTCCAGTCTTTAGGGTCTTCCGAATACTCAAGAACAGCAGGCATGCCCATATAAGTAAAAGGGCTTTTACCACCAGACCAGTGCTTGGTCTCACGGAGTTCTTTGTAGAAGTCTTGCGCTGCAATTCGTGTCCCTACGATTAGTAACTTACCATTTTTACCCAGACGGGTAATAACTTCTTTTTGTAGCCAGTTGATTTGCTTTTCCCATTCATGGGCGTTGGCTGTTGTAATACAGTCATCAAGAATGATGAGGTCAGCACGTGCTCCATAAATCTGCCCACCCATACCAAGTGCTTGGATGGTGGGGTCCTTCTCGCTAGAATTTCTAGCATCGCTCCCAAGATAAACGGTGTCAACTCGCCAAGTGTCTGAATCTTCTTTCCAACCACCTTCTGGACCAAAAGTTGTTTGCAACTTTAACCAGCGTGGATGGGAGAGCCTCTGCTTGATGGCGTACACGAACTCACGTGCTTTGACTAGCGTTTTAGAAACCACGATAATGCGGACGTTAGGATTGAGAGCGATACGATATGTAGAATAGTTTACGGTTATGACGGTACTCTTAGCGTGCTCAGGTGGCACGTTAACTAAGAGACGGGTTGGGTCAGCCTTCTCGTAAACCATATTAGGGTGGAGCCATGAAGGCTCCCTATCTTCTAATAGGTCAATCCAATCTTGATGGTGTGGAAATAATCTTTGCTGTAAGAATATCTCAGAAAACTTTGGGAAGTCTATATCTTCTTTTGGGATACCTAGGGCGGCAAGGGAAGCATCCTTTGCGGTTGCTTTGGCCTCCGTTAGGTCAGCGGCAAACTTCTTATCTCTGAGCATCCATATTCTAACGGTATCAGGTTTTTTGCCGACTATCTCCATAGCCTTATGTACAGAGTGGCCCTCGGCCACCAAGGCTAAAACTTTAGCCTTTGCTCCTGCCATAGCATTGGTTCTGGGGTTGGTCCCCCCTTTTTGAAATGTCATAGTCCTGTCCCGTTTTCATCAGTTGTAACAGTTGTTAAATACAGTCTGTAACGCAAGTCCCCCAAGGACTTGCTACTGTTAAAAAGAAACAGCCTCTATATAGTATTAACCCGTTCAAACAGTCAAAACGAACGTTTTGTTTTAAAGTATTTTTTTCAGGTATGCCAAAATTAGTACTAGTACTGGGGATACTTCTGTACGGGAAAATCTTTTATGCTGAGTACATACATAGGTTAGCGACTGGTTAATAAGCCTAGGGTCATTTAGACCCTTCGGCTTAAGGGCTGATAGGGCTGTCAGTACTGTACCAGTTCGCTAGTCAGGGCTGACCCTCTGGCTAATATTAAAACTGATGCGCCAGAGAGGTTCCGATAAATTAAATTGCTAACTGATTCCTAATCAGTTGCCCAATTTAATTTGGCTACAATTTCCTGTAGAGAAATTGTTAGCCGCCTTATCAGACCTTGTGTCTGATAAGCCTGAACCCAGCCTGAGCGAAACAGTAGCCTGACGCTGGCATCTGCTAGCAACTCGTTAGAGTTGCCAAGCAGTTATGCTGGCGTGGCTACTGCGTTGTCTGTAATGAACTGATGGCAAAGGCTTGTCCTTTGCCTGGAGTTCCCCATTACGGTGTCATCAAACGCCCTTGCTCTTGCGTTTGATTGCTGTTCTGAACTGGCTGTCTGAACTGATTCCAAGACGGCAAGATTCAGCAACCTGAAATGTCGAGCAACTTCGTCATGACATTTCTGAGACACCTGCTGTTCTGCCTTTTTTCTGACAGAAGCGCATCATAACACAGGGGCACCCGCCATCAAATAACTGGAAAGAGTGTTATTTGACAGCAGGACCCACCCCTGTGTTATTTGATGCCTGCCAGAAAAAACTGGCAGAAAGCAGGTAGAAATGTCACACGAAGTTACATTTCAGAACGCTGAACTTGCTGGTCTTGAAATCAAGACAGCCAAGAACAGCAATCAATACGCAAAGGGCGTATTGATTCTCCGTAATGAGGAAGGCAAATTCCAAGCATCTTTGCCGTTCATTACATTCACCGCAGTGGAGCCACTGGCAAAACTGCTTGAGTCAACTCCTAGAGTTGCTGGCGCAGACGCAAAGCGTCCTGTGGCTACTGTTTCAGGCTGGTTCAGGACTTCTCAAACACCTGATAAGGCTTGGCTAACGAATTTCACAGTAAATTCTGTAGCCTAATAAATTAGGGCTAACTGAGAAATCAGTTAGCCCTAATTATTTATCTCCACCAAAACGGTTAGTTATATCACCAGTAAGGAGGTGCTAACTTGACAGCCTTTAATCAGCCCTTCATTGATGAGTTCACCTATGTGACATGGGAACCTTTGACAATACCCAATGTGTTATACGAGTCAATGATATACACACACAGCACTAAGCCCATGACAATAACTCATGCATTATGCGAGCCACAATTACACCTTACTAAAGCGGCCCAAAAATACCACACCCAGCAAGATGGGTTCGTCAAGGGGTCGCAGTCAATGATAACTAATTGCTCGCCCTTGACTAACCCGCTGGCTGTGGTTAAAAGTAGCCACTTTATTAAATTAATAAAGTGTAATAATGAAAGGAATACAAAATGAAAACAAGTAACCATGAGATAGTAATTACTAATGGTATTACTGTGACTAATGACTGCTACCAATGCACACAACTCAACGAGTTATGTGGAGAATGTCTAGACAAAAGAGAAGTACAAGCAGCAGATATAGCGCATGAGATTGTTGATGAAGGCAATCTTACATATCTAAAAGTATGGAGTAAGCCCAAAGATTGGACCCATGATATTGGTGCCAATCATAAATGGACTGAACGAGATGATGAGTATGTCAGTCCAGTAGTAGATATGGCAGACAGGTTCTTTGATTTAGAGGATGCCATGGAATTGCAACCATGTGAGACCGT